ACGCCTGGATGATGCAGAACACCAAGGCGAAGACCAGCAGGATCAGAACCCAGTTATTCATGACGGCGCTCCCGGGACGGTGATATCAGCAGGCCAATTGCCAGTTTCTATCATGGTCTCGAGGCGTCCGGCTCGGGCGGGGCCGACTTGCGATGTCCATAACTGGTCACTGCGGATCTCGGCGACGGCGGAAGCATAGTCTTGTTTCGCCATGAAAGACAAGAAATGCGGCCAGCGCAGGAGCCCGGCGACGCCGATGTTGTAGGCGATATCAGCGAGCGCCACCTGCCGGACCGGGTCTAAGGCGGCGTACCAGACGAGATACTTGGCAAGCCCGGCTTGCACCTTGGCAATCCGGTTCTGCTCAATGAACTGCAGTTCCACGGCGTCGAAGCCGGTCATGAGATTGATGCCGATGCCGGCCGAGAGGTTGCCCTTGAGTGTGTCGCCCTTCTGGAATGTCTTGCCGGTGGCGTCATCGTAGATGTACTGCCGGTCGCCCTCCTCGACCTCGAGTTCGGCGTCCAAGTGTTCAATCGGTGTGGGTGTGTTCATGCGTGCCTCGTGAATGCAAAAACGGCGGATGCGATCGCGGCGGCGATCGAAATGACAGACACCAGCATCAGCCAACCCTGGTGCAGACCGACACCCTGGTCCTGCCGGCTGTTGACCCGCTTGGTGAGTTCTTCGATCTTGTCAGAGAGCACCCGGAAGGATTGCTCGGCTTCGCTGCGCGGCATGAGGAGGCGAGCCGAGTCGGCGAGCGCACCGCGGAATTCGTTCATCGACTCGAAGCGCTTCTCGCTCGCCGACTCCGCCTTGGTCACCGCCCGATCGGCCGCGGCCAGGGCGGCAGAGACCGCCTTCTCGGCGGCGGCGAGCGCGGCGGCCACCGCCTTTTCCTGGGCGTCGAACCGCATGTCGACGTACTGCTCGAGGGAGATGTACTCGCCCGCGAGCGGCGCTTTTTGCGGGTCGCTCATCGGCGCACCGGGTCGCTCGAGCGGGTACGTGCACCGGTGGAACGATAGGGGATCTCATCGATCCGCTCGTGGATACGCGACAGGCCGTCCTCGATGCGCTCGAGCTTGCGGGTGTTCTCGCTGTGCATGGCGGTGCGCGCCTGGGAGATGCTGTCCAGGTGCCGGGTCAACTCCTCCCGGGTCACATAGGTGGAGAGCAACTGCGTGTGTCCGTCCTGCAGGTCATCGATTTTCTTGCGGTAGATCGCGGCAAGCGCGCTCAACAAACCCACGAAGCCTCCGAGCAGCCAGTTGATGATGGTCTGAGTCGTTGAATCGGGTGTGACAGGTTCCATTCAAGCAAATGCCTCCAATGATTGCACCACGCGCGGTCGCGGCTGTTCGGGCAGTGAACGCCACAGTTCAGCGAAGGCCGGCATCCCGGCGTCGCGCAGGGCAGCCGCTGCGTCATCACGGCTCCTCCCCTCTATCAGCGACGAAATCTTATCCGCGGCCTCACGGGCCTTGATCTTGTCCTGCCGGATGTCCCGCTCGGTACCGCGCTCCTTCAATTTGGAGTCACGGATCTCCTGCCGCAAGGCTTCGACTTCCTCTTTGTCGCCCTTCTCGGTGGCCTTTTTAAGGCGCATCTGCAGACCCCGGATGTAGGACTTCTCCGTCTCCCGCATCTGGTAGCGATCCATCTGCTCAGGGGAGGTGACCCGGGCTGGCGCCGGGCCAAACCCGATGTACGGCATGGTCGAGAGCACCTTGCCGCGCGCGTCCATCTCGCCCGCGCCTACGAACTGCTTCGTCCCCTGAATCGAGAACGGCACGACCTGGCGCGCCCCGTAGGCGAGGCTCTGCCAAGTCTGTTTCTCCCATGAGTCGTCTGGGAACCGGATGGCGTTGCCGAAGAAATCCTCATTGGCATAGATCGAATGCAGGATCCCGAAGAGCGGGTTCGCCTTGTTGATCAGCGTGGTCACCGGCTGGGTGCCGTACTCGTACAGGTCCTTGGTGTAGGAGGGCATCGAGATGCGTTCTTTGGTCCCGTACTTCGTCATGCGCCCGGTCCACGGGAAAAAGTAATCCTTGAGCTCCTGCGGCCCTTTGCCCGTGAGCAACTGCTGAATGATGGCCCCAACAATCATGGTCGTACCGATGAGCGCCAGCGTGTACGGGATCTTGTGCCCGACCTTCTCCGCGACGCGCTGCAGTTTGGACTTCTGCGCCTCATAGTCGAGCCGCGCTTGGGATGTCTTCGAGAGCGGCGCCGCGGGCAGTTCCGCCGGCGCCCCGCGCGCCATGTAGTCCAAGAGCTTGACCACGTCGATGGGCGCGCCCCCGAGTTCGCGGATGGTGCCTAAGTTCCACCCCACCGCCCGGACCATCATGTGGTTGACGTCCTTGAACGTGCGGTTCCAGAAGACGTTGTCGTACACCATCTCGCCTAAGCGGTTGTCGACCGAGTTCCAGATGCGCTGCATGGCACCGGCGAAGGCGACCGGGTCCTCGAGCGGATTCCTGCGGATATGATCAGCCGCCAGGTCCGAGAAGACGCCCAGTTTCTGGAGCGGCACGATGTGCTCCATGATGATGCTGGTCGACGCCCGGGTCATGCGGCCGGCGATCTCGAGGCCGGACATGATGGGCAGCACTTTGAGCGGCTCCAACTGCCAGATTTGCTCGAGGTCACGCCATAGCCGCATCGCGTACTGCTGCGGGAAGGAGGTCAGGACCTTGGTGAGCGACTCGACCTCGCCGCGCGGTTTGGTGAGCGCCGCCTTGACGTCACTCGCCAGCGTCGCGAATCCCACGCCCTTGAACGGCGAGAGCCCTTGCGCGGCCTGGAAGTAGTTGTCCATCTTGACCCGGCCGCCGGCGGCGGACAGGCCCTCGACGATGCGGCGCATCTCGGGGCTCGCGGTTTTGGGATCCACGTAGGCCCGCATCAGGCGCTGGCCACGGATCAGGTTCATGGCCGCCCCGCCGATGCCGGTCGATGCCTCCAAGAACGCGGCCACGGCGCGCAGCGGCTCGCCGTGCGCCAGCCGCTCGATGGCGAGGGCATTTTTCGATATAACGGCATCCAGCGTGGTGAACCCTAAGTGAAACGCCGAGAACCCCAACTGCAGCGCATTGGCAGCGTTCGACATCGCGCGAAAGATCTGCGCCGGCAGGAAATTGCGCAGCGCCGAGCTCGACAGATGATTGTTGATCACCCGCGCGGCGTCGACCGGCATGATGTACTTGCCGCGCTCGATGAACCCCTGCTCGGTCTCGCTCCACTGCCGGACGCGCCCGACCGCGTCATTGATTTCAGCCCAGTCATCCGGACGAAGCTTGCCGCTCGGGAGGAACTTGGCCAGCCCCTCGTCCTTGAAGCGCTGCATGAGTTTTACGCCGGCGTAGAAGCGCTGCATCTCGCGCAATTTCGCAAAGGCCAGAACCAGCGGGTTGGTGCTGATCGGCGTCAAGCCTGCCTCGAGGCCCTCTTTGGTCGTCGGGATAGTCCGCTCTTTCAGGAACGATGCCGGGCCCTTGAGCGGTCGGCGGCCGAAGATCTGGCCGAATATCTTTTTGGCCTGCGCGTCGTTTTGCCAGATGTGAGGAAAGTAGTTCTCGATGAAATTGTCGAGCGCGCCTACGCCCAGGCCGCGGATGTTCTCCCGCCAGCCGTCGAGTAGCTTGCGGATGGTGTCCGCGGCCGGTTGCAGATCGGGGCGCGTCGGCCGCCCGCCCTCCATCGCGTCGATGAAGTCGTACCGGTCCTGCGTCCCCAGCAAGTCGAATTGCTTGGAGTAGCGCTCGAGGTCCTGCAGCGCCGCCTCCGAAGCCTGCGCGAGCTCGCCCAGCGCTTCCCTGGTCACTAGGGCCGTCGCCCGGGCCGGCTCCGACACGCCGGCAGGATCGGCGATGCGGCGTAGCGATAGCGTGAACTCGTTGTTCGGGATGGCGGCGACGGCGCGTCGCACCAGAGCGTAGGCGCCTTTCTTGGGTGAAGGCGGCTCGGTCCCCGCGCTGCCCTTGCGGCGTTTCAGGAACATCGGCTGACCCGCCATGACACTATCCCGCATAGCGGGTGTGATGCGCACCATGTGGGCCGGTACCGGCGGTGAGAGCGACTGCGCAGCATCCAACGCGGCGACATGATTGGCCAGGAAGTGACGCTGCTCGTTGGTCCCTGACTGCATGATCCGCTGGTATTGTTCCTCAGCGCCTTCGTGCGGCAGGTTTTGCGAGTCCTGCCAGCGGCGAAGCCCCTCGCTGAGCTTAGTCAATTGAGACTCTCGGCCAGAATTCTCGACTGGCAGATTTCCAGCCTCGACCTTGCCGCCCCACTTCTTGACCAGTTTGCCAACGGTCGCCGGCAGGATCTTGTCGTAGAAGGACTTCATGCCTTCGCCGCCGACCTTGAGGTCGAGGCCCTCGTACTTGACTGCTGGCAGGCCCGGCGGCTGATTGGCGATCTTGACTGCCATCTCCTTGCCGATCAGGCGCTCGAGCGCAGATTCCTGGACCTCACCGTTGTGGATCGTGCCGCCGGCCTTGTTGACGATGTGCACCGTGTAGGTATTGGACTTCTCGCCGCCGTGTACATGCTTGATCGCGCCGATCTTGCTGACGTGGTTCTGCAGGTTATAGCGCTCGGCATTGGTCTCCCCGGTGTCCCACGACACCGCGTCATAGCCACGCTCGGCCGCGTAGCGCAGCATCCGCTTCATGGCGAGCTCGGGCCAGGTCGTCTTAAATGGCGCGTTGGGGACAGGCGCCCCGGTCGATCGCGACTCATTGCGGATATCCATATTCACCCGCGCCAGGGCTTCGCGTAGTTCCGGGGTGGTCCGCAAAAAGGCTCGGTGAGTACCTACCGCGTCCATGGCGTCCTGAGCCGTCGGGAAGATCACCTCCTGGTTGAAACTGCGGCGGTGGCTGCCCTCGTCCATGACCATCCAGCCCGGCTCGCTGATCCCGCGCAGCACCGTGACCTCGCCCTGAGCCGTCTGCGCCTTGTAGAGCACGCCCTCGTGGCCTTCCTGGTGGCTCTGCAGATCCTCGCCCTCCTCCCACTCGAGCGGCGCGCGGGTTTCTTCAATCTGCCGCTCAATGTCCGCCTTCTTGTCCTGGAGCGCCTTGAGCGCGGTGTCCTCCCCGACATAGCCCTTGCGGCGTCCCTCCTGATGCCAGTCCGACTGCACCTCGTGGACGTGCAGGACGCGCTCGCCGTTCGGGCCCACCCGGTCATCGAAGCGCACGTGCGCCAGCACGTTCTTCTGATCCCAGTGGGGGCTGTCATATGCTTGGGCCCGCAGCTTTTGCTGTTCGGCGTAGTAGGCATCGTGGCGCGCGCGGAGCTCCGCATAGCGCTGCTTCATGGCCGGCGAGAGCGCCTGCTTGGCGAGCAGTTTTTCGTACAGGATGGTGAGCTCACCATTCTCCGGACCAGTCAGGAAAGGCGTTTTGGCCTCGCGATCGAGCTTCATCAGGAGCTCGCGGTAATTCTCCCCGCCTGGCGTCTTCCACTGACTGTACTGCGTCATCCCGGTTACTTCGCCCGGCTCGTTCGTTTCATAGAACGGCGCCATGAGTTTCTCAGGTACGCCGTGCGACTCGAACTCGCCGATCGTCTCCTCATCACCGCCCATGGCGCGGGAGATCGCCTGGTTCAAGTCTTCCATGGCCGACGGGTCCAAGGCATCGACCTCGCCGTGTTCGAGGAACCACTGGCGCAGCGCATGCTCATCGGCGCCCTTACCGCCCATGCCGAAGAGTTCCTCACCCAATTGCACGCGATGCGCATTGACGTACTCGGCCACCTCGTCCTTGGTGACCCGGCCACGGCCCTCGAGCCAGTCCTTGAGGCCGGTCCACTGGATCTCCTCCGCCTTGACGCCCGGCATGTTGCGTAAGGTCGCCTCCCACTCGGCGCCGGTGCCCTTGTCGCGCTTGGCGGCGTCGACCGCTTTCGCCAGGCCCGAGTAGAAGGTATCCTCAGGACCCGCGAACGCTGGGACAGCATCGGGACCGCCGTCTTTCGTCTGGGTTGCGGTACCCCGGCGTAGGAATGACTCGAGATCCCCCAGCGTTCGCTTCACGAAGAGGTCGTCGAACTTCTTCGGCAGCCCCATGACACTCCGTATCCAATCCCGCAGCATTCCCATCAGACGGTCGAGCCATCGCTTGGCTTGGGCCGGTACCGACTGATCCGCCGCATAGCGCTGGCCGTAGTAGGCGAGCACCTCCTCCGCCGCGCGATTGCGATGGTGGGCATTGAGAGGATTGAACGTCCCCGGGAACTCCGACTGGCCACGGGCGCGGAACTCCGCCGGCATGGCCTTTCTGATCCCGTCCAAGATCGCCTGATATCGGGCATCACGGGTATCACCAAAGGCCGCGCGCAAGCCGTAGTGCGTGATGTACTCGTGGGCGATCGAGGAGATCACATCTTCCGGGCCCTCGAACTGGTCGCCCACCAGGTAGATCTTGTTCGTCTCCGGGTGCATGAACGCGATGACATCACCCGGGTCCTTGTCGGCAAGGTCGCTGGCCAGTGCCGGGTCGCGTTTGAGCTCGGCCAGGTTCTTGGCGATGACAACGTCCGGCTTAACCCCGAAGCCGCCGATGAACTTATCGACCGTCTGCCGGATCTCGGGCGTAGACATTGACGGCTCAATTTCCCCGCCTTCACCGCGGCGGTAGAGCACCGACTTCTCGCCGTCCTGCTTGGTCTGGAAGGTATCGACCAGGCGCTGGATGGCCGCATTGATGGCCGGTCGATCCTCAAGCGGATAGGGATTGCCCTTGTAGCCGGTCGCATAGCGCTCGCCCTCGGCGCCCTGGACCAGGTAGTCGCTCTGGTTGCCCTCAGCCTTGATCTTGTCTTGGACATAGCCCTCGAAGGCGCGCGCGAACATCTCCGTCGGCCGGCGCCAATACTCGCCCAGCGCTTGGGCATTCCGGATGTAATGCGTCGGTCGCTCGCCGAAGGTACCTTCCGGATTCGCCCGCGCGCCCTCGATGCGCTTGCGCACGTCGGGGATCTGCACATCGTTGAGGAACGACCGCTGATTGTTGAGGGCCGGGTCGCCAGGGCTCGTCTTCAACATCTCGTCGATACGGTCGATGCGCGCCCGCATGTTCTCGAGCGACAGTTCGCCATCGCGGATGAACTCCGCGGCGCCTACCTTGCGCTTGAACAGCGCCTCCATGACCCCGTTCCAGGCTTCCTGCATCTCGGGGCGCAGATGGGCGAGCGAGCGCCGATCGGCATACCAGCCAGACGCACCGCGAGCGCCCGTCGTGTAAGCATCCGAACGGCCGAACTCGCCCATGTAGTGATCGAGCGCATGGGCCCATTCGTGTGCAAGCGCGCCGGCGCCGTTGATCTTGGTCATGTTGATGACCAACTTGCCGGGCTCATAGTGCGCCGCGAACCGGCCGCCGCCTCGAGCTCCGAGCGCGAGGCCCATGGTGCCGTTCAAGCTCAGCGCCTTCGGGGGCAGGTTCATGATGCGTGCCAGGTCCTGCAGGCCCTCATAGGCATAGTTGAGCAGCCGCTGCCGCTCATCGTTCGCCGCCCAGTTACCGAACTCAAGGCCACGGAAGCCTAAGTCCTTGACGAAGTCGGTGCTGGTCACATCCCCGGTGCGCACGGGCGGCCCGATGCGGTTGATCTCGTCCAGGTGCGGCCGCTTGGGCTCCGGCGGACCTTTGTCCTTGACGACCGCGCCCGGTTCGGCGGCCTCCTTGACCTTCTTCGCGGGCCAGCCGGCGGCGAGCAGCTGGTCCGCCTTGCGCTGATCGCTGTAGGCAATGTGCAGCGTCGAACGGCGGCCTTTCTGAATGGACCAGAACTTATCCCGCGCTTCTTTCTCCTCCGGCGTCGACGCAATCGAGTAGCCGCGGGGCATCTTGAGTTCGGTCGCCAGCGCATTGCCGATCTTGCCGATGTCCTCCGGAGTGTCGGCCGCGAGCATCATGTCGCGCACCCGCCCCATGATCTCGACGTAATGCCGGCGCCCTTCCGGGGTATTCATGCGCGGCTTGGCGGCCAACTGGTCGAACAGCACCTTGGCCATGGCGAGGGTCTTCGGGCTATGACCGTCGTCGATCAATTGCTGCCAGTTGGGGTTCCAGACGGCCTTCTTGTTGACCAGCGTTGCGGCCTCGCCTTCCGACATGCTGGAGAGGTCCGCGAGGCGCATGCCGCGCTCCGCCCATTTGTCCTTGCGCGCGCCACCGATCTTCTCGCCGGCGTCCTCGAGCGCCCCGGTCGGCTTGATACCCAACTGCTGTTCAACGGCGGCCAATCGCTCGGTGACCGTCTTCGGCACATCGGTGAGATCCGTCTGCTGACGCGCCTGGCTGAAGAGGTCCCCGGGCTTGCCGGTCTCGACCGACTCTTGTCCCGTGTTGCGCTTCTTGTCGAGCGCCGCCTCGAGCTTCTTGATCTCGTTCTTGACGTGATCGACCGCACCGAAGAGGTCCTGCTGCACACCCGGCGGCTTGCCACCGCGCTGGAACGGGATCCGGTCGAGCTCCTCCTCCGACTCGGCCTCGGTAGCCAACCCGGCGCGTTCAATCTCCCGCTCGAGGCGGTCCTGCTCCTGGCGCAGTTGCTCGAGGCGCGCCACGGCCTGGTCGACCGATAGCTTGGCGAGCTCGGCATCGCTCAACGGCGTGCGCCAGTCTTTGGCCGCCTCCGGCAGGCGTGAGTCGTTGTGGCTGGAGAAGTGCTGCTTGCCGCGCAGTTCGTCGTCGATGCGGTCTAAGAGGACATTCGGCGAGTAATGACCGTGCTCATCGGTGACCGGATAACCTGCCTCCGCCAGCGCTTCCGCTGCGTGGTCGAAAGACATGCCGCCTGCACGGAAAGCTCTCTTGATTCCAACATGAGCAGCTGCAAGCCGCATATCCGCGGGGTCGACACCCTGGGATCCAGCTTCTTCGCTATCCAGGCCACGCGGATGGCGAGCCAGGAATTGGAGAATGCTGTCGTGGTGAGGATCTGGGCCAGGAGATCGTTTAACCGTGACGCGCGGTACCGACTCGGGGTCGATGGGCTTGGTGAGGTCGCCCTCTTTGAGCCAGCGCTTGAGCTGGGACGGGGACAGTTCCGTAA